TTTAATATTTTATGAAGAAATGAATTATGTAGATGCTTTTGATCTATTTGATAAAGATGAATATACACATGATGAATTACTTTCAAAATTAAAGACTAGTGTTGGTCCTCGCGATTATTTAGATTGGGCACGTTTATCTCCACAATACAATGGATATTATCCAAAGGATGTAGTTACAGTTAAGAGATGCTGGTTACGTCCAAACGTATTTAATTCACTTGAAAATGAAAAATGCAAATTATTGAAAAAGAAGTTTCCTGATGGTGTATGTATTACATTAGTTAATGATGAATTTGCATCTGCTTATAATGTAGATTTAGATAGTGAATGGGAATTAACATACAATCCATTATCAGATTTCATTCATTTTAATCCTACTGGTTTATTACTCACAAGTGTACAAGAATTAACTAATGATATAATTTCATTAGTTGTTCAAACAATTGAACATGGAATTAGTCAGACATTTGCTGATCCTGGTGTATTAAACTTCAATGCATATCGGCAAATGGAAACCGTTCCGGGTGCAATTTATGAAGCTACCCCAAAGTCAGGTAAATCAGTAAGTGATGGATTCTATGAAATTAAGACTGCAACATTATCTGGCGAAATTTTACCATTTCTTCAACAGTTACAGTCATTAGGGCAGGTAGCATCAGGAGCATTACCATCAATCTTTGGTGGATCAATTGAAGGTTCAGATACTGCATCTGAATATTCAATGTCTCGTGCTCAGGCATTGCAGAGATTAAAGAATACGTGGACTATTCTGAGTACATGGTGGAAGAATATTTATGGTAAAGCAATTCCTCAATTTCTAGATTGTGTACGTGAACAAGGTGATGAAAATACAGTAATGAAAAATGCAGATGGTAACTTCTTCAATGTGTTAATTCGGAAGGCTGAATTAGAAGGTAAGTTAGGTTCAATTGAACTTGAAGCAAGTGAACAGTTACCAATTACATGGGGTCAAAAGCGCGATGCAATTATGAAGTTACTTGAATCAGGTAATCCTCAAGTACTTCAAATTCTTGGTACTCCTGAAAACTTACCCTTCATTCGTGAAGCAATTGGAGTTAGTGAATTCATTGTACCAGGTGAAGCTGATCGTAATAAACAGTTTGATGAAATTAAACAGTTGTTAAATTCTGCTCCAATCATAGATCCACAACTTGGTATTGATTTACCATCAGTTGAAGTAGATCCAGATTTTGATGATCATGAAATTGAATTTGAAGTAGTTCGTAATTGGGTAGTTTCAGAAGTTGGTCAACAAGCTAAGGTTGATAATCCAATCGGATTTAAGAATGTATTATTACATGGTAAAATGCATCTTGAATTAGCCTCTAGAGAGGGTGTTCCTCAAACTCCAGAGGGACAACCAAGTGATGGACAACCTAATCCAGAGAAACCAGAAGGTACTAGAGAGGTAAATGATGAGCCTGCCACTATTCAATAAGTTCTTTAATATTTCAAGTTCTGGATCTGGATCTCCTACAATTACTCCAGCTAACAATGAACTACCCTCTGGTAATGGGAATGAAACTATTGATCTAGTTGATGATCTTGACTTTAAAAAGTTTGAATCTGATGAAATTGATCTTGAATTAAAAGAATCTAAGAATAAATCTGAAATTAAGGGTGATGATGAAGATGATGATAAGAAGGAAGATGATCCTGATGCAGAATTACAAGAATTAGAAGATGAATTAAAGGAACCAACTGATGAGGAACTTGAATTAACAGTTCCATCTACTCGACGTCAAATTCTTAAGGATTATCCTGATATTTTCAAGAAGCATCCTTCACTTGAAAAGTCATTCTATCGTGATCAAAAGTTTACTGAAGTATTTGAACATCCAAAGGAAGCGATTGAAGCCAAAGAATTATTAGATACATATAGTAAGTTTGAAGATGATGTAACTAATGGTGATTTAACTACAATCATTAATTCGGTGAAAGAGACTAATCCTGAATCTTTCAATAAGATTGTAGATGACTTTCTACCAATGCTAGAAAAGACTGATCGAAATGCGTGGTTAACTGTTATGTCAAATGTGACTAAACAAGTTTTAGCCCACGCATTTACTGCGGGTCGTAAGTCAAATGATGAAGAATTACAAGAGGCTTCAAGAATTGTGCATAAATTCCTTTTGGGAACAGAAGAATATGAACCACCTGTTAAGTTAAGTTCAAATTCTAAGAAAGATGAGAAGTCTGATAAAGAAATTGAATTAGAGCGTCGTGAAAAAGAGTTTAATGATAGGACATTTAGTACTGCGAAATCCGATGTGGAGGGTTCAGTAGATAGAATTGTTAAGGCAACAATTACTAAACATATTGATCCTCGTGAATCTATGTCTGATTATGTTCGTCGTAATGCAGTTCGTGATGCATACGAAACATTTCAAAATCAACTTAAGAATGATAATTCATTCAATAAGTTGATTGAACGTTTTTGGGATTCTGCTCGTAAGTCCAATTATAATCGTCAGTCACTTGATAGAATTACTGACGTTTATAAGAATAAGGCAGGGTCTTTATTAGGTGCAATCATTAAAAAGACTAGAAATGATGCACTTAAGTCTGGAAATGGAACTCGGTCAAGTAGTAAGAAGGATGATGACGATACATCCGAAAATGAAGATCGTCCACGTAGGGTTGTGGCTCGACCCCGTAATGATGGCCCATCAAATGATGACGATAGAGGTAAGAGAGTTATTCCAAAGGGTATGACTACTGCTGAGTGGTTAGCTCTTAAGGATTAATTCCATTCATTACATACGTGGAGTTTAATCATGGCCATGCAGGAATCTCAAGTCAATGCACTTGAGCTTGAGCGTGTTCTAACAAAGTTACGAACTGCATTTGAACAAGATGATATGTTCTATGCAAACATCAAAAAGCGGAACGTTGAGAAGATTAGTAATCGTCTCATGAGAGTTCCGATTAAGTTACGTCCGGGTGGATCGTTCGGATACTTCAATCCTAACGGTGGTGATCTTGGACGTGGTGGTGGACCGACTTACGATAAGGCTACACTTCAGTCCGTATTCATGGTTGAAGCTATTGAATATACTAAGTTAGCTGAATGGAGCACAGACTCTGATCGTAAGTCTGTATTGAATGGCGTTCGTGAGTTAATTGCAAACGCATTCGATGAAATCCGTAGGCAGATTGATGCACAGATGCAGCAGCCAGGTACTGGTGTTATTGGAACTGTAACATCAGATACTCCCGCTGGTGGTTCAAACGTTATTGTACTTACTACCGATGGTTTCGGTAATAAGTTAATGCGTTTTGGACAGACTGTTCAGATCTTTGACTCCACTCTTGCAACATTACGTGGATCTGGAACTATCACATTCCTTGACCCTGCAATGTCGGGTGATCATACAATCAATATCACTCCACAAATTGCTGGCGTAGTTGCTGGTGACTTAATCGTTACTAATGGATTAAGTGCTCCAGCTAGTTTACCGGCATTGTACGGTGTTCCATACCATCACTCTAATGCAAGCACTGGAACGTGGTTAGGATTTAATAGGGCAACTACACCTGAAATTCGTAGTAATCGAGTTAATGGTGGTGGTGCTGCATTACAGTTACCATTACCCAGACTTGCTATCAATTCGATTGGATATCGTGTTGGTATCAACAATGATTTCGATCCTACTGCATGGATGAATCCCTGTCAGATTCAGTCCTATGAAGAAATTGGACAGCTTGTTATTGCAATTTTCAAGCAGCCCAAGGATGAATCATTGAATATGTATTTCGGAAATGGTAAGGGTTCCGGGATGCAGATGGCTGGTGCTAAGGTTCGTGGACACTTTACGTGGGATAAGACACGTATTGATTTCATGGTAGATCAGCTTTGGGGTCGTGGAGAGATTATGCCTCTTGGTTTCTATAAGACTGATGGGCGTAATATCTTTGAGATTCGTGGTGCATCAGGTGGTGTGGCTACGTCGGATATCTTCTACATGATTAATGGTATGCAGACTTTCGTTAGTAATCCGGCTGGTACGGCATACATTGATTCACTTGCTGTGCCGGACGGATACTGATTCTGTTTATCTGATATAAAGAGGAGAAGATATCATGTCCGATCTACTTCATCAGAACTTAGGTGTAGCTCAGAGTGACCAACAACCAGCAGTACGAACTATTGCATCGGCTGCTACGATTGCTCCAAGTACAAGATTGACTCGTATTACTGGAACAACGGAAGTTACTACAATTACTCCGCCTGTTTCTGGTTATCATGAGTTAGTATTCATTTGGACAACGGGTACAGCTAATGGATTTAATACTGGTGGTAACATTGGTATTGCATATACAACGGTTACAAATCGACCTGTGACGTTGTATTATGACAATGTTGCTAAGGTTTACTATCCAATGGCTGTTTCGTAATTAAGGGGGAAGTGCGGAGCTTACTTGAGTAATCAGTTTTAGCCTCGCACTTCAAAATATGGAATTAGCAGAAAACATTAATACGATTAATCGTCAACTTCGTGAACTATATGGAATCGATACAATTTCCACGAATGTAATCTTTCGTGTAGTTTGGAGTAATGATCAATTTGAACGTAGGTTTGGTGAGTGGAATGATTATGATAAGAATGATATTTTAATTCGTACAGTTACTGAAGCGCGATATGTTCCTAAATATCCATTTAATAAGGATAGATATGTATTAGAAAGATTAGTTATTGTACCTGAAACTAATCGAACAGAATTATGTGATTTAAAATCAAGTTATGAACCCTTATGGGTATTTCAAAATTTGGATGATGATACATATTTAGCACCTAGAATCGATATTTGTCAGTTTATTATTAATAATGTATTAGAAGCTCAACATCGTCCGAAGGGTTATCGTAGATATGTAGAAAGTCAAGCAGCTACATTTGGTTTCCTTGGTGGTAAGAATAAAGAAGAAAGATTGAAGGAAATTAAAGAAGCAATGTTTGGTAATGAAACTCCAATTACTGATGCATTAATGGCACAACGTGGTGTTTCATTATCAGGACTAAAAGTTCCTAGTAGTAAGATTGTTTTAACAGATGGAGATAATTAATGTTACCTGAGTGGGTTAATCCAAATCGTAGACTACAAAGAGCACCTGTAAATCCAAATGATTTATCTACAGTTGTTTCTATTATTCCTAAGCCAATTAATGAACCTAAATGGACTATTTTTCCTGGTAGATTTGAGATTGCACCGGGTTCATATGATAAACCTGCTGTGTTAACAGTTGGTTCAAGTTGTTGGTGGAGAGAAATTGATGAAACTCAACCATTACTTGAAATTCCTGTTTATTCCACACAAGTTGCTGAATCTATTGTTAAGGATTATTGTGGTTCATATCCCCTAGCAAGTGGGGAAGAAATTAAACCTGGTTTATTTTGGGTTCCCGGATCAGTTTCCCCGGAAGAAGTTAAATTAAAATATAAGGTAGCATTAAATAAGGCTAAGGATGCACAAATTCGATGGTATCATGCATTAATTAAGATGGCTGATTCCCTATGGGTTAGAGGTAATAATAATCCATCGGTAATTGGCGAAGATATGCGTATTGCAGCTCGTGAACTTGGATTAGCTGAAAAGAAGGATTGGATGAGTAATGCACGGGCTCAGGAAATGGACCGTTGTAAGGCTTGTGGTTCATTAGTTGATACTCATTATCCTGTATGTGCCGTTTGCAAGGCTGTTGTTAATGAGTCTCTTGCGAAGGAACGCGGAATTAGGTTCTCTGCTTGATCTATTTAAAGGAAAAGATAATGAAGCCCTCAATCGGACGTATTGTAATTTTTCGATCAGAAGATCACAATGGAGTTTTAGAACATCCAGCAATTATCACTCGTGTTTGGAATGATACTTGTGTTAATTTACTTGTATTCTTCGATGCCGGTACGGCTTCACCTCGCACTTCAGTTACTTTAAACCATGAAACATATGGTTGGAAGTGGCCGGAGCGAGTTTAGTTCGTATTCCGTTGAGGTAGACAATGAGTAGTGCAACCTTAACAGCCGGAACAGTTATGGATGGTAGTGCATCATTATTGAATGATACTGCACGTAATACCTATTCATATACAGTTCAACTCCCATATCTTAAGATTGCATTACAAAGATTAAGGGAGATATTTGAACGAAATGGAGTTGCAGTAACTCAAACTACATCAGCAGTAATTGCAATGACGGCCGGAGATACAGTAATTGCATTTGATGCTGCACCAAGTCCAGAATTACCAGATGATTTTGTTGAACCTTTACAATTATGGGAAAGACCACATGGAGTAGATCCTTGGGTTCCAATGACTCGTAAGGATTTTATTCCTCATTATTTGGAAGGTCAACCCTATCAAGCCCAATTCATTTGGTTTCAATGGAATGGACAGGAAATTACTGTACTTCAGACAAGTCAAGATAATGATATTAAAATTGATTATATCCAAGAATTATTTCAAGATATTGTAGATGAAGATAGTTCAATTGGTGTAGTCAATGCAATCACTTGGCTTCAATTTGTTACAGCATCATTAATTAAGAAATACATCGAACGCGATGAAACTGCTGCAATTGCACTTATGCAGGATGCACAACTTTGTGAATCAGACGTACTCGGAA